CCACAGCGGCATCTACAGCAGCAGCGAACGCAGCAGCTGCAGCGAAAGCTCAAGCAGACGCCATTGCGAAACTAAAAGCAGACCTTGCAGCATTGCAAGCAGCTCCGCCAAAAATTAAAGAGATAATAAAATACATACCTAACCCGCGACCAGTGGGTGGTAGTTGTTTTATAGCAGGCACTCATGTGACTATGGCTGACGGCACAGCCAAAAATATTGAAGACATAGAGATAGGAGAAAAATTAAAAGGTGAAACAAGAGACAACACAGTTGTTAAATTTGATAGGCCTACTTTAGGAGAAAGATCATTATTTGCTATCAACGATGGAGAACCTTTTGTTACTTCAGAACACCCGTTTAAAACATCTGATGGTTGGAAATCCATTGATCCAAAAGAGACAGCAAAAGAAACAGACATGTCTGTTGAAAAATTAAATGTGGGTGACGTGTTGATTACAGACGCAGATCAGATTAACGTTGATAAGATTGAAGCTCACGATGGAAACTCTGAAGACACAGTCTATAACTTCATATTAGATGGAGACAACACATACTATGCGGATGGATATCTTGTTCACAACAAAAGACACGGCGGCGGTCCTGGTCACGGAGGATGTTTTGTTAAAGGCACCATGATTGAAATGGCTGATGGCTCTAAAAAAGAAATTACATCTATCGATGTCGGTGAAGAGACAAAAGGCGGAACAGTTCTAACTATTATGAAATTTTCACCGCAAAGCATATACAACTACAAGGGTGTTAAAGTCTCTGGATCACATTGGGTTATTGAAGACAACCAGTTTATTGAAGTTGAAAATAGTAAACGTGCTGTGGCAACCGATACGGTTGAAACTGTGTATTGTTTTAAAACTTCTAAAAATAGAATATGGGTAAATGGTGTCGAGTTCGGTGACTTTGAAACAGGTAGCGATGAAGATTGGGCGCCACACTTTGAGTTTGTAAAACAGAAATTGAATGAGCAGTTGCGAGAAACTAGAAAGTAATGGCGACAGCAGAAGGTATACTATCAACAGGAGCTGCGAGAGCGGCACCAAAGATCGCATCAAGTGTTGGGTCAAAAGCTTTAACACTAGGACTGGGCACCCCCGCTTTAATGTATGATGTCATGGCTGGAGACCTAGGAGAAAGAGATGCTCTTTATGGGTTTCATCCAGCAGAGCTGGGACCGGGACCAGAAAGGTTTGGACTTGAGGCAAACGACCCCATACCAGAAATGGGCGGCTACAGTTACGCAGAACTTATTAATGATCCTGATTATATAAATATGGCTAAAGAGTACGGAATACCTGTTCAAACTTTAATTGCAGAGTATTTGATGGACGAGCTTGTTATACCAAAAGAAGGTCCAGCAACTCCTTCTGCGTTCACTATGGAAGAGTTAAAAGAATATTATGGTGACACACCTTTCTTTCAAGAGTATAAAGAAAATGTACCTTTTGGTGATAAATTCTCAAGGGGGTTTGATAAAGTTTTGTCTGGAATAGGAAGTTTATTTAGTAAGGAGTAATTATGCCGATCGATAAAGATATGCCACTAACAGAGCAAATGAAATTTGATTTGGAGGCAGAAAATTTTTCACCTGAAGAAATAGAATTAATGGAGGGAGACCAACAGCTAGATGCTGATGGTGGTGCAACTATAACTTTTGGTGCACAGATGCAAGCGCCGCAAGGCCACTTTGCTAATTTAGCAGAGACGATGGATGATGGTGACTTAGCTGTAATCGTTGACGAACTATTAGAAGCATACGAAGGAGACAAGGAAGCTCGATCGGATTGGTCTTCTACTTATGCTGAAGGGCTTAGTTTGATGGGCCTTAAAAACGAAGATAGAACAGAACCTTTCCCCGGTGCGTCTGGTGTGTCTCATCCACTTCTTGCAGAGTCTGTAACACAGTTTCAAGCACAATCTTACAAAGAATTATTTCCAGCTGGTGGTCCTGTAAAAACACAGATTATGGGCATGACCAATCCGCAGGTAGAGGCTCAATCAAAAAGAGTCAAAGAGTTTATGAATTATCAACTTACTCACATCATGGAAGAGTACGAGCCCGAGCTAGATCAGATGCTTTTTCATCTCCCCCTTTCTGGCTCGGCGTTTCGTAAAATATATTTTGATGACAAATTAGGAAGACCCGTTTCTAAGTTTGTATCGTCAGAGGATCTTGTAGTGCCATATGACTCTACAGATTTAATTACCTGTATGAGAATTACTCATGTCATAAAGATGCCCGCTAATGATGTTAGAAAATATCAAGCGTCTGGTTTCTATACAGACATTGAATTAGGTGAAGCTTACGATCAAGAGAACAGCGAAGTGCAAGATCGAATTGATGAATTAGATGGAGCAAAAAGAGTTTACACAAAAGATAACATTCACACAATTTTAGAAATGCATGTTGATCTTGATCTTCCAGGCTATGAGGATGCCAATGAGGCAGGCGAAAGTTCTGGGATAAGTCTGCCCTACATCGTAAGTATAGATGAGAACTCCTCTAAAATATTATCTATAAGAAGAAACTACGCTGAACAAGATGCTCTTAAAATTAAAAAACAATACTTCGTACATTACAAGTTTCTTCCCGGCCTTGGCTTCTATGGCTTTGGTCTTATTCACATGTTGGGTGGTTTATCAAAGTCTGCAACCTCCATACTACGACAGCTCATCGATGCTGGTACACTCGCCAATTTACCTTCCGGATTTAAAGCAAGGGGCTTACGAATACGGGATGATGATCAGCCATTAGTCCCTGGAGAATTTAGAGATGTTGACGCTCCTGCTGGAGAGATCAGCAGCTCTTTAGTTCCGTTACCTTACAAAGAACCATCAGGCACACTTTTTCAATTATTAGGATTTGTTATTGAAAGCGGCAAATCTTTTGCAGCTGTGGCTGACATGAAACTTGGTGAAGGTAATGAGGTTAACCCTGTGGGCACAACTATGGCGTTGCTTGAACGCGGCATGAAAGTAATGTCTGCTATTCATAAAAGAATGCACTCAGCTCAAGGCAAAGAATTTAAATTACTTGCAAAACTTTTTGCAGACACATTGCCCCCTGTGTATCCGTATCAAGTTGTGGGCGGCAATCAAGCTGTAAAAGCACAAGACTTTGATCAAAGAATAGATGTCATTCCTGTTTCTGACCCTAACATTTTTTCTGTTACTCAACGTGTAACACTTGCACAACAACAATTGCAACTAGCACAAGCTGCACCACAAATGCACAATATTCATGAAGCGTATCGTCGAATGTACGAAGCTATGGGAGTGCAAAACATAGAGGCCATTATGCCTCCGCCTCCTCAACCGCAACCAAAAGATCCTGCACTAGAAAATGCAGAATTGACTTCTGGTAAAACTGCTCAAGCTTTTCCTGGACAAGATCACGACGCACACATCGTGGCTCACATAGCCTTGCTAGGTAGTTTAGTTGTCAAATCTAATCCGCAAACTTTTGCTAATACACAAGCACATATTATGCAGCACATATCTTTAAAAGCTCAAGAAGAAGTTCAAGAACAAATGGCACCTCAAATGCAACAGATGCAAGCTGCGCAGCAAGGACAACCAATGGCTCCTCAACAACAGCAAATGATGCAACAAGTGATGATGGAGATGCAAACAAAAGTTGCTCAAAGAGAAGCAGAACTTATTACAGAGTTTATGGAAAATATTGATGAACTTGTTTCTGCATCACAAGAAGATCCATTAGTTAAATTAAAAGAACTTGAGCTTCAAATAAAAGCTCAGGAGTCTCAACAAGATTTAAAAGAATCACAAGCCAAACTTTCTGTTGAAAAAGAAAAAATGGAAAATAAAGAAAAAACAGACAAAGCAAAAATAGACCAACAAAAAGATGCCGTGGCTCTTAGGTCTGCAATTGCTATAGAAAAGTTGGAAAGAGAAACACAACAAAAAGTTTTAGACAAAGCAGAAAAAATGACTAAAAATATACAAGACGCTTTTAATAAAGGAATATAACAATGGCAGTAGAAAAAGCGATATCGTACGATCAAGCCAGAAAAAAAATAAATAAGGCTGCGCCTAAAGGGCACCAGCTTGCTTTTATAACACCAGCAGAAGCTAAAATGTTAAAAGATAAAGGTG